CTTTGGTGCGAGCAAGCGACGAAAGGATAGGTGTCTCGGTCGGGCTGATGTTGTAAATAACATCGGTTAGATCTTCACGCTGACCGATAGCGGTGAAGGTCTGGAATGTACCTGAAGGAACAGACATCTTAATCTCCTAAATCATAAGAATCGTTCAAACACTCTGGCAGCGTCTTGACGAGATCCCGTCTTTCTCAGCCGCGCAAAGTCCTGTTTTGCAGCTTCTGTGGCTATGGTCTTACCTGTCGCGTTCCCAGACCTAAGCATCTTTGGAGCCTCGGCGACCTTCTTGGTCACACCAGGCTTGGCCTTTTGCAGTTTCTGGTACTGGCTTGCCATCCACAATGTCAACACAGCACGAGAGTCTGTTGCATTTGCCAGTTCAGCGTCCGAATACCCGATGGACTTGGCAAAACTCCGAAGTTCAGACCGTACTTTCTCACCCTTCTCAGGATGCGCATACTCAGGAATTGCCTCGGCAACCCTTTTAGCTTCCTCAACAAGACGCTTCTCCATCACCGCTTCGTGCTCGGCCTGTTGCTCTCTAGCAATGCGTTGCTGTTCAGCGCGTAATTGAGATAACTGCTTTTCTTGCTGTGTACGTTCTGCGACCTTGACTGCATAAGCAATCGGATCGGTTTCCTTCAGACTTTCAATATCCTCGCCTTTCATCTGTTGCGATAGAAAGTTATCCATCACTTTAAGACGTTGAGCGTAGGCATCTCTCGCCTGCTTTGCTTGGTCGATTGCAGCTTTTTCGGCCTCTACCGTTTTTCGCTGCTCGGCAAGCTGATTAGTCTTTTTGTGGTAATCGGTACCCTTTTGGTAGCCTTCGATCAGTTCTTGGAGGGTCACCTCGCGTTCTTCGCCTGCTGCTTTGACTACGAAACGCTGTTCCTCCTCTTGAACTTCCTCTCCAGACTCCTCTGGCTCAGATTCACTGGCAACAAGCTCTTGCTCGTCTGGTTGGTCTTGAACTTGCTCCTGCGGAGGTTCGCCGCCACCCATCATCCCTAAGAACGCATTTGCTGCCTGTCCCACTGTCAAGCTAGTCCCTTGCGGGTTGCTGCCTTCCATAAACTAACCTCAATTCAAAATATGCGAAACCGTTTTTTCACCATCTCGCCTTCGGCGGCAATAGCTTCCAAACGGGCTTTTACCTGATTGACTGCCCGAATCGACCCGTAAGCCTCTTCGCGTTTGTCAATCTCATCAGGATTGCTGTTGATGATACGCAAGATGTTGTCTTTTTCCAACTCAGCAAAGACCTCTTGCAGAAACTCATCGCCAAGTAAAGCCTTGGCTCGCTCCCATTTCGTCATAAGAGACTCTTAACCTTGTCTTTAGGTAACCGTGATTCGTTAAGTGCTTTCAAGAAATCCTCACCGTATTTGTTGACCGCTTTCTTGCGGATGACGTACTCACCGACCTGGAGACTTCCGTAACCATCATCTGGAGTCGGAGGATTTGGGCCTAGCAGACCCTTTACTTTGCCGCCCTTCTCGTAAGCAATCTTCTCTTTGGTTATCTTGCCGCCATTCCATGATCCGCTTGTGTCTTGTACTTGTTCGCCGCCGTAGCTCTCGCCTGTTTGTGTCTCGTATGCTTTTTGCAGTGCTTCTTTATCGAAGATACCAGGCGTAAACAAGGGTTTGGTTCCCGTGACAGCAGGGATGCCAAACTCTAGCGACTGAGGTAACAAACGTGTATATCCGGCAGCACCGGACTTGAACATATACGGAGCCTGCTCGGTAGGACCAGCGCCGTAAAAGAAGTCTGTTGTCGGTGTTGCTAGGCTAGTATTGCCGCCCCCAACCGTAAAGTTAGAGAAGGTGGCTGTTGGTACTTGAACGCTACTTAAAGCGGCATCAATAACGCTAGCAGGTACGTTCTGAGACGCTGCGTACTGCCTAACCATTTGAGCCGTAGCATAAGGATTGTCTCGAAAGATATTTTGTATGTACGGAACTAGTTCAGCAGATGTGTAATCAGACAGTTTTTTTTGGACAATATTTCCAGAGGCATCGAGTGTTTGCCAAGGGTTAAGCGTTGGATTAACCACCGGCTGCTGAGGAAATGTCAAGCCATTGATTAAATCATTTAGCTGGCTCTCTGGAACACCTTGCTGTAAAGCAAATTCCCTAAACTCGGTTGGAGTTACCAGTTTTCCCTGTAACTTATTCTGGTCTATAACGTTTTGTGCTAGCGGTATACGCTCCTGTGTTGTGTAATCGGCCATCGTTTTTTCTACGATGTTCCCTTGTTCATCTAGTTTCTGCCAGGGGTTTAATGTTGGGGTGGCCGTATTTGGATTTTCTGGAAGCGGAGCTGTAGGCGTAAAAATAGGTGTTTCTGGAAGAACAGGGCTATTGATTAAATCAATAACCTCTTGTTGCGTTGGCGGTTGCTCAACAACAGGAGGCTGCATCTTAGACGCAACAAACTCAACAGCCTCGTCTGCTGTTTTGTTTCTTGACCACCATGCGTAATCTTCTTCAGTCAACCCAGGGAGATTTTGAAGAATGGTTTTTATAGTCGCATAACGCTCATTGACAAACGCTCTTGCTTCATCCGGCGTTTTGTTTCTTGCCCACCATTCGTAATCCGCAGGCCCGACATTAGCAATATTGCTCAAGATCCCTTCCATTTCTTTGTACATGGCTGGATAAGGATCTACAGGCGCTGGAGGCGGCGTTTCAATGATAGGTGTTGGCTCTACATAAACAGGCTCTGGTTCAGGCGTAGGTTCAGGCGTAGGTTCTGGTTGCGGCTCTGGTTGTGGTTCTGGTTGCGGCTCTGGTTGTGGTTCTGGTTGTGGTTCAGGCGTAGGTTCCGGTTGTGGTTCAGGCTCAGGTTCTGATGGAGACTCCATGCCTGGAGCGACCAAACCAGCGTTTGAAAAATAAAGTTTTATGTCGCTTACGGGCCTTCCAATAGCTTCTGCCAACTGGTCTACAGTGACATTAAGCTCAACCATCCTTTTATGGATGACTGCTGGTTGATCGAGGTAGGCAAGAACAAACTTAATGACTTCTTCATTCATGTTGTCACCCTGGTATCTCAATGTTGCTCGTTATGCCTGCGCCAACCTTCATAGCCTTCATCTGCGCTTCTGCTTCAAACTCCATGCGCTTGAGTTCTAACTCAGCCAGAGCCTTCTCTCTTGCAAGCTGAATATCTGCCATCGCTTTCTGACGCTTGATCTCGATGTCTGCCTGTGCCTGCGCCATCATCATCTGAACCGCAGGATCTGGGCCTTGTTGTTGGGGTTGGGCAAGGGCTTGATCGACCTCTTGTGTGACAGGCTTGAAGAACTCAGCAGAATCCGCAAACCCTGCCGCCTCAACCAGTTTTCCGAGCGTTGCACGATATTGCGAGAGCGACACTAAAGGATTGTTTGGACCCAACATCTGGAGCATCTGCTCTTGCTTTGAGAGAACCATTGAGAGCATCGCCATCTTTTGCTCGATGTTGCCTGTCCCAAGACCCACATTCACTGAGACATCGTATTGGTTCGACCACTCTCTCGGATCGTATTGGACGTACTGCCCACGCATCCGCAGGATGACTGCCTTGTCCTGATACTTGCATAAGAGATGTAAGAGTCCTTTGAACAAGTCTTTTACACCTGTCTCAGCAAAAACACGAGCGATAAGTTCGATCTTGCCCTGTGATGCTTGTGTGAGCGCAGCTATGGCCGCAGCAGTCACGTTCTGCAAGATGTTGGGGTCTAAGCCCTGGGAAGCCTCTGTAAGACCCGTTCTCTTGGCTTGAACCTGGTCCAGGTATTCAAGAAGCGGGAAGGCTTGCTGGCCGACAGGAGGTGTTTGTATCGGGACTAGAGCGGCAGGATTCTTGAGCCTGACCACACCACCAGGTGTAACGCTTAAGAGGTCATCCAGGTTGACCTGACCTTCGACAGCACCCATTCGGGTATTGTTCTGAAGGTACATATTGTCCAGCATCTGCCTCGTTACAGTAGTCTTGATAAGCTGGAGATCGACTGTACGATCAGCAGGACAATCCCCAAAAAAGCGATGAGGTATCGGAATAGGGCAAATAGAGTAGAACGGAACGTAGTCGGTTTCTTCATTTGCAAGTATCTCGTTCCCAGAGAAGTAAACCTGCCTTAGCTCCGCAATCCCATCACCATCGTAGTCTGTCTTTAGGTAACACTCAAACACCTCAACCGTCTGCATACTCTTATCGAGACTGGGCTCCATGAAGGGCTGCTCGTCTCGGTTGTATCTTGCAATGTACTCGGCAGAGAACTCTAGGTCGTTGTAAACAGGAAGGTTCATGATGATCTCGGCATCGAACCCCATCGCAATCAGGTCTGACCTCGTGATGAGTTTTCGGTGCGCGACAAATGGCGTGTCTCTTACGGTCTTGCCTGCCTTAGAGATCAGGAACTCCTCTGGAGGCACATTCTCGATCTTGACCCTGCCTGCCTTGGTCTTTCTCATAAGGGCCACGTTATGGACACGCATGATCTGCCCGTCCATCTCTTGCTCTATCGTCTCTTGACCTGCGATCTCCATCGTCCCATCAGACAAAAGCATCGCAAGTTCATCGTCGGTCAGGTTCGCGTACTGCTCCTTATTGACCGAAATAGAATCATCCCAGTAAGCCTTGACGATCCCGACCTTCTGAAGGATCGCGTCCTTAAACCAATCGTGCATGATGCCAATACCTGGGTTCTGTTTCATCAGCACCCAATTGCAGTATTCGGTTGCCTGCTCTGCTAATGGCTCATCACCTGGTCCTACGGGCTCGAACACGCCGATCTGATCCGCGGAGGTAAACAAACGCATGAGAGGCGGCAGCATCCCGTCTACAGCCTCTGCGACCTCACCCGTAACAATCTGAGACCTGCCCTCGACCTCGTTGCCGTATGGGTCCCTCATATACGCGGTAAGTGCGTTCTTGCGTTGCTCGACGGTCTCTGTCTCAAGGAAACCAATGGCGTTGTCGATCTCGCCTTGTAGGATTGCTTTTAGCCGACCATCATCCATTTCAGACCACCCAAGATACGTTAGGTTTCAGAGGCTTGGACCAACTCGTTGTCTCATTCATCCCGACCGCTAAATACCGAAATGCGTCTGCTGCGTGAGATGCCCAATCGTGAAGAGGCTTGTCCCAGTAGACTTGACGCTTATCGTCGTATTGTCTCCTATAGTTGCGTAGTGCGTCCACTCCGCGCTTAGTCTTGGAGTCGAACCAACAATAAGGAATCAGCCTTCTCACGGCCTGTATCCCATCGTCAACACCCATTCTCGGAACAATCGTGATGTTTAGCCCTGCTTCTTGCAGGAGTTCTAGCCTTGATCTTCCTGAGCCTAGCTCTCTGACTTGCACATCGTGAGGCAATAACTGCTCGGCTAATTCGTAATGATTTGTTCTCAGCCAGTTCACATACCAGTCAAGTCCTTGACCGTGGTTCTCCACAAAGTCAATGAGCCGTGTCTCTAACCCAACTCTCTGGCAGACCCAGATAGCAGTGGAGTCGCCTATTCCTAAGTCCCAGGCGCAGTAAGTCTTGGCTATGCCATCTCTTGGGATCTCTCCGAATCGCTCAGACGGTAGCTCATTGAGAAGTTGTCCGTAGTAAGCACCTTCAATAGCTGAGTCGAAGGAACACTCAAACTCTTGCAGGTACTTGTCGTCCCCCATCTCTGATCGAGCAGCATCGAGTTCAGATTGAGGGATAAGACCTGTTTCTGACGCTCTGAACTCAAGCATGGCCCAATCGTTATGCTCTGCTGCATGGTCTCTTAAGGTCTTGAAGTGATTTGCGCCTTTTGGGGTTCCAAGGAATAAGGCCCATCCCATCCTATCGGATAAGGCTGGACGAACCACTTCCGACCAGATACGCGGGTCTTGATCGCCAAATTCATCGAATACAACCCCATCGAAATACTGTCCTCGCAAAGAGTCTGGGTTATCAGATCCTGCAAGCTGAATCCTCCTGTTCCAGAAATCAACCCGTAGCTCCGCAATATTGGCAGTGGCGTTAAGTGGTTGGGTAAACTTGAGGAGGTAATCCCAGATAACTCGTTTGGTCTGGGAATAGGTAGGCCCGATGAAAGCATATCTCGGAGCCTCCTTGTTGTTTTCTATCGCTGCTCGAATGAGATGGTTGACAGCACTGACTGACTTTCCACATCTTCTATGCGCGACAACAACGGCAAATCGCTTGTGAAGCAATGCCTTATGTATCTCCATCTGAGCAGATCGTGGAGCATACGGAATTATGATGCTGCTTGTATCGTTTGCGCCCAATTGGAACCAGCCCAAATTTGATAAATCGTTGACTTGTGAACACCTAGCTTTCTAGCAAGAGCTGTTCCAGTGCCTTTTTTCTTGTTTTTCTTGGCCCTAAAAACTTCTAACGCCTGTTCTGATGTCAATTTAGACCACGTTGCTTTTTCACCATTGTTGTCAGGGAGACGTAATCTACCCATTTCTTTTGTATCCCTTGCGTTTTCCTTTTGCGTACCTGGGTACAAATGATCTGGATTGACACAGCACGAAACACCGCATTTATGCAAAATATTCATCCCGCTTGGTATTTCTCCTTTATGAAGCAAATAAGACGCTCTATGCGCCTTTATAAACTTCTTCCCAAGCCCAAGTATTCCGTAACCTTTTTCATTTGAACCAGCAGTCCAAATCCAACAATCAAGCATTGGGATTCTTTCGTACTTCGATTCAAACCGAGTTCTCAGATCCTTCATTCTGCCACCTCACTACAAATGACATTGGTTGACCGTCAGTTCCCGTTACCTCTGTTCGCGCTAATTTAGGTATGTGGTACTCGATTGCCCTCAGATAGATGTCGCAAGCCTTCTCTGGGCTCTTCTGAGCCACTTCATCCAACCACATTGCGAACCTCGGAGCGTTCATCTCAGCCATTTTTGCAATAGCTTCCCTCACCGCAGCAGTGCTTTTGTTAGGCACTCCCTTCTGCCTACCCATGCCAGCAGCAGGAGGCACTCTTTTTTCACCATCACTCAATACTTTGTTGTCCATTCGTTGTTTGTTTGCAACAGATTACTGGCCTAATAAACCTGATCTCATAAGCTCTTCTTCGTCTATGACTACAGGCTTACCGTTTATCTCCATGATACGCACTTTAGATTCTTCGCCTGGGAATACAACAAAGTTAGATGTTCCTTTACCAGCGCCGCGCGAGTTTTGGTCGAGGTAGCGAACCCCTGGTATGCCTGAATCGCGTAACTTTTGCGCCACTTCTTGTGGAGACCCAAGCTCTCGCATCAATTCGCCACCACTTAAGTCATAGATAGACTTTGGCGGGTTTTCATTGAGTTTGTTAGCTTGTTGAAATTTGACTAGTTTTGCCAAAGGCTTGCTGTTCTCAAGTGCAAACTTTTGTATAGTCCGAGACTGCTGACTTAGCGGCTTATCCCAATCTAGCATCTTTGCTATTTCTTCGTCTGGTAGATCTGCCTTGTAGAAAGCACCTTGATTTTTTTCATATCCAAACTTTACATCTCTACCAAATTCATCTAAACGATTAAGAACATCTGGTTTGCTTTTTGCAGCTTGTTTTGCGTAATAAAGGGTATTGTGGGGAAACTGACCTGCATTACGCTGTCCAATCTCAAGGTATTTCAATGCCTCAAGATCAAGGTCGCTTAAATCTTGACCTGCTATTTTTGACTTGCCAAACTGAATAAACGGCTGCTCAAAACCAGACAATGTTTTTTGATAAGACCTTGCAATTTCTGGATTCTCAGCCAAGTAAATGCCATGCCCGTAAGCCTGAGCGCCTTCGCCTGTCCCGATCTTGCTCGCATCAAACTTACTAAACTTATGCGGCGAACCGTGAAACACCGTAAGCGGACTTAGCAGGCTTCCAGCGCGTTGCGCATTTGCCATAGTAGACGCAGCAGCAAAAGGAAGCATAGACCCGTAAAGCTGACTAGCGACACTTGCTTGCTCGCCTAGTCTGTAAGCCTCAGACATCTTCTGAGCCTCTGGGTCCATCACCGAGTAAGTAGGTTGCCTGCCCGTAAACCCTAGTAATCCCTGCGCGATAGGACTTGTCTGACCGTACCCTGGCAGCGAACTTACGCCCCTCGGTAGTTGCTCAGGCAGCGGAGGGAGAAACTTCTCCTCGTCTAACAGTCCTTTTCTACGCTTCACTTTTTGTTCCTCGCCGAGATAGCCTTAGCCTTTGCTTTCGCATCAGCCTTGGAACTTGCACCCCATGCTTTTAGGCTCAAAAGCAGTCTGGTTGGGCTCCCATCGGGTTTTCTCTCTGGCCCTGGCATATTACCCATTCGCGCAAGAAAAGACGCTCTACGCGGGTTATCACCGCTTTTGACAGGAGCCTTCAGATCAGACCCAGGATTCTCACGCTCGTAAGACCGCCTGCCTTTCTCGTTGAGGCCACCTTTGGCGTTCTTGCCTTCCTTACGAGTCCAAGCTGCGGTCATTTCTTCTTCTTTACGCCAGCTTCAGAAAGTGCAATCGCAATCGCTTGCTTGGGATTCGTTACTGTTGGACCCTTTTTGCTTCCAGAGTGCAACTTACCCTTGTTGTACTCAGTCATCACCTTGGAGATCTTCTTCTCCGCTTTCGTTTTCTTCACTTTTCCACTCCATACAAGATTTCTCAGGCGCACACATAAAGTT